GTCGTACGACCAGGACATGCCGGCCGAGCTGACGCCCTTCCAGATGTTGTTGGTGACCTGCTCGTGCCGGCAGACCCGCAGCATGGGCACGTCGGCAGCACCGGACGTGACGATGATGGTGGGGTCGATGAAGATCGGCACACCGAAGCCACCGGCGGTGGTGGTGACTTCACCGGCGGCACGGGACACCCACGCCGTTTCGAACTCCTGGAAGGCGGCGACGGCGCGCTGCTCGTCGTGGTTGTAGGCGGCCATCGGGCCGAACCGCATGTACTTCTTGAACGCGCTGCGGTACAGCGGGCTTTCGGTGAGCAGCGTCCGGCGGGCGATGTAGGTGCCGTCGAACTGGCCTTCGTCGTCGTTCTCGGACCGGTGGATGAGGTTGTCGAGGTGGCCCTTGTTCTCGTCGGAGATCCAGACCCGCTTCTCCTGTTCGATGGCCGTCATGGCCCGGGAGATGACGTCCGACCGGGTGAGCGACGGGTCGCGCGGGTCGGTGTCGAACGGGTCGACCTTCTTGTTGAAGTAGGGGCCGGCGCCGCCGGTCCAGCGGGCGCCGTCGCCCTGCTCGACGCGGGCCATGTCCTTCGCGGCGGCGGCCACGTCGGCGAGGCGCTGGGCGCGGGCCAGGAGCGGCTGGCGCTCTTCCTGGAGCCCGTCCCACCGGCCGAGCAGGTCGTCGGTTTCGGTGGCGCGCAGTTCGAGCTGCTTGGACCGGGTGACGTCGTCGCCCTCCGGCTCGTCGAGGGCTTCGATTTCGTCGAGGCGGGCCCGGATGAGGCCGAGCTCGTTGTCGATTTCCAGCAGACGGTTCACGGAATTCCCTTCAAGATCCGTGCGACGCGGATGCGTCGGGCAATGTCTTCTGCCGACCGGAGTGCCTGTGGCTGGTCCTCGGCGCCTGGTCCCTCTGTGGGAGTGGCGGTGATGGTGCGCAACGCTTCCTGGTCCTCGGGAGTGGAGGCGTTGAGTAGTTCGACGAGTCGGTCCCATTGGGTGTCGTCGAGCGTGGACAGTCGGGACCGGATCGCGACGATGGAGGCGCCGCTGTAGTACTCGACGGCGGCGGGGCCGTATTCGGTCAGGCCCAACTTGGTGCGGGTGACGGTGGGGAGTGGGGCTCCGTCGCGGGCGCGGGGGATGCGCGGCGGGTTGGAACCTCGGATCGGGCCGCGGAAGCTGTAGCCGGTGATGGCGCCGTTGCGGATGGCTTCCAACACCCGGTCACCATCGGCGCCTTCGTTGAAGCGGGTGATGGTGCGCAGGCCTTTGCCGTCGGCGCGGACCTCGAGCGGGGTGCCGATGGGGACGGACCACATGTCGCTGGGCCGGCCGTGAAGGTCCATGCCGTGGTTGTAGAAGACCTTCACCTTGTTGAAGCCGCCGCGGAGGACGTCGTCGAAGGCGGCCCGGTGGATGGTCTCCATATAGTGGCCGTGCTGGTCTTTGATCTCGGTCGGCTCGTCGAAAACAGACGCGTAGGCCTCTACCGTCCGGCCGTCGCCGCCGCTGCCGCTGCGCACGATGTCGATGCCGTCCAGGTCCCAGTCGCGGCGGAAGACGTGCGATTCGCCTTCGTACACGTCGGGGCAGCACGCGGCGTGTCCTGGGGTGTGGGCGCGCGCAGTCTCGTTCTCGTCGTCCACGACGGACGCCCGCAGGGTGTCGAACACATCAGCCTCCGGTTCGCTCGAAGTGGTCGGAGCGCACCCGGACGGTGGTGCGAAAGTGTGGGGGGTCAGCCGGGGCCGACGCGGTGGCCGCGGGGTGGTTTGCCGTGCGCAACCCGGTTCTTGTCACTGCCGGCCGCGTAGCCGAACACTTCGATGAACCAGCGGGAGGCGAAGACCTTCGCCTTCTCCGGCCCGACGTGCTTGGTGAGGTGCGCGACGAGCGTGGTCCACGGCCTGGGTGATCCTGCCCATTTGGCGAGTCCTTCACCGCGGGTCCAGTAGTGGTGGAGCTCGTCATGCCCCGGTGTCACGTCAGCGCCGGCGGCACGGCCCGCTTCCGGTTCTTCGGGCACGTCCTCAGGGAACTCGTCGGCGTAGGCGTCGGCGTCGTCGGGTGGGGTGGCGTTGTCGTGGGTGACGTACGCCATGTCCCGCAGCCCGGCGGCGAACTCGTCGGCTTCCTGGTCGTCGAGGTCGACGCCAGGGTGGGCTGGCGCGTCGGGGTCGTCGACCCAGCGCAGCATCAGCTCGTCAGACTCGCCCCGGTGGACGCGTAGTCCGTCGACGTCCCGACCGCCCGGGTCGCCGTCGCGGACAGCGTCGATGTGGTCGGCCCACTGCGCCGCCTCGTGCGGGGTGGCCTGGGCGTGGATGTTGACACCGTCGGGGTAGTCGGTTTGGACGGTGAGCAGACCCTCGGAGCGGGCGACGATGCACGCACCGCCGACCTCGACCCGGTCGAGTTCGTCGCCGTAGTCCTGCGCGACCTGGTCCTCCGACATCAGCTCCACGCCGGCGGCGATCGGGATCCAGCCGTGGCGGTACTTCTGGCCGGGGTATGGACGCCCGCGGTCTACGTTGCCGTGGCCCGGATCATCGGTGGGGCGCGCGTACCACGAGGCGGGTTGCCGAACGAACCGCTTCGCGATCGACGCCGCGGCCGCGCTGGTCATCAGTCGGTCCACTCGATGTCAGTGCTCGCGATCCGCTCCAGCTCGGCCTGGAAGTCGCGGGCTTCCGAACTCGTCATATCAATGGCAATCACGTTGCCGGTGTTGCCGTCCGGGAATGCGACCCGGACGGTGCCGTCGGGGGTGAACCCGACGATGATCCCGCCGCCGCCGAGGTCGCCCGGCGCGCTGACCTTCCAGTCGGAGAGCCCGTTGACCGGATCCGGAGGCCGATGCCCCTGATCACTGGTGTCGCGGAACATCGCCCACGACACATCTTCGGCGAGTTGGTTGGCGTCTTCCTGCGACGCCAGGTACTGCACGATGTGGGAGCGGTCGGGGTCTTCGGCGGACGGGACGGCCAGCAGGACCGTACCGTCGTCGAAAAGCTCGGCATTCAGCCCCGGGATGAGTTCACGCGTGTCGTAGTGCGAGACCTCTTCGTGGTCGACCCACTCGTTGTCGTCGCCGTCCATCGTCACGGCCGGGCCGAACAGGTCGTCGAGACTGGCACCGGCGGCCACCGGGATCCAGCCATGCCGGTACCTCTGCCCAGGATACGGGTGGCCCCGTTCGATGTCATCCGGGTCGAGGTCGTCGGAACGTTTGACACACGGCGACAGGTCGTAGGCGGCCAGCATTTTGTTGATGAGCGCCTTGCTGGCTTTGCCGTTGGGTTTCTTCACCCCGAGCCGACGCTGGGCTTCCATGACGGCGGCTTCGGTGTCCTTGTCGTACGTGCCGGAGGTCAGGTTGCCCAACCCTAGGGCGGTGAGGAGCTGCTGCATCTCGGCCACCGCCGCCGGGTCGTTGTCTTCGCCCATGCCGAGCGTTTTGAACTTCGACGACGCCCGCGGCGTTGAACCGGAACCGCCGCCGCCTTTGGGTTTGACGACGTACGGCCGACCGGAGGTGAGCGGCGACCGGCCACTGCTGGAGGTGCCTTTGGGCGCGAACTGGCCGCCGCGCGGGTCGCCTTCCCCGTAGCGGTCGTAGGTGCGGGCACCGCCGGAGCCGTAGCCCGGATCGTTGGCGCGTTCAACCTCGACGGTGTCCACGGTCACCGCCCCTCGTCGGCCTCATCGTCGGGGTCGTCGGCGCGCAGGATGTCGTCCTCGTCGCCGATGTCTTCAGCGCGGGCAGCGAGGCCGAGCAGGGCCAACATGTCGGCCTTCTTCGCCCCGGCGGGGATCTCGACGCCCATCTGCTTGGCGAGGGCGCGAAGGTCGGCAACGGTCCTCGGGGCGGCCGGACCCGGAACGGCCGCAGTGGTCTCCGGCGCCTCGGGCTCTCGGATGCCATCCACCAGTCGGTCGATGATGGTCTCACGGTCGCGCCCTACCGTCAGCCCGCGAAGGTCGATGATGTCCTCGACCGAATCGGCGACTTCCTGAAGGCGCCCATCGCCCATGCTGTCCAGGAACTTCCGTGCGTCCTCGCGCGTCGGGGCGGTGTAGACGCGGTCAACCTGATCGAGGGCGCCGGGTCGCCCATGCGGCGACGACCAAGTCATCCTCGGCCGGTCGCGCACCTTGCCCCACGGCGACTGCGGATTCGCCGGGGTTGGCGTGGGCACGATGTTCGTGCTCGACGAGCCGACCGGCGGTTCGGTCGTCCGCAGGTGCGAGGCACGCGCGCGGTCGGGCGTCGCCACCGACAGCAGTTCGTCCCGGGTCGCGTCCGGTAGCCCGTTGGCCTTCGCCCGGGACCGGATACGGGACTGCAACGCCCGAGGTGTGGCCTGACTGGAGGCCAGTTCGTCCACTTCGGCGAGAGACTCGGCGACGGAACGGACGCGGTCCAGCTTCACCTGACGGTCGCGGGCGGCCTGCTCGACGTCGGGGGCATTCGGGGCGGACACGGCCGAAGCCCGTAGCGCCTGCGCGTGCGTCGCGACCGACAAGCCGATCGGGTCGTTGTCACGGACGCTGTGCCGGACGGTCATGCGGCCCAATGGGTCCAGCAGATCCTTCGGCGCAAGGTCCCCGCTTGACACCCGCGCCCGTAGGTCGGTGATGACCTGGCTGGGACTCTTGGCGCCCATCGCGCTGACGTGCGCTTCGGGGATGTCGGCGAGGTCGGCCTGAATGGCGTCGAGCGTGGCCAAGGCGCGGTCCTTGGTAATGGCACCGCTGCTCGGTGCCGCCTTGAGGGGGGCAACCTTCCTGACGTCCGCCGTCCCGCCCCCGAGGTGCCCCACCAGCCGGTCGACCAGTTCCCGTTTGCGTCCCGACTTCGCCAACCCTTCAGCGCCGAGCATCGCCTTCAACTCGTCGACCTTGCGCAGGTCCAGGGCGTCACGGATGGCTTCCGGGTCGCCGAGTTGGCGCAACGGGGCAAGGTCAAGCGGCTCGGGGCCCGAAAGCTCATTAGCGTCCGCACCGCCGGTCACGAACTTGGCCGTGAACTCCTTGCGCCGCTCCGGGGTCGACCCGGACGGAAGTTTGATGCCGAGTTCGCGGGCGATCTGCTTCACGTCGTCGTCGTGGACGTCGCGGAGGATTTCGAGCGCCCGCTCCTCCGAGTCGGCGTTGTTCAGGTCGGCTAGGGTCTTGCGCAGCGGGTGATCCTCGGGCAGCCCCGACTCGCGCACCGTCCGGCGCTCCTGCGGCGTCAGCTGCGACATGAACGACTTGCCCGACGGGTCGCCGAGTTGGCGGAGGGAGTCGAGGTCGGGGGCGTCGGGGGTGGGCTTCGGGGTGGCCTTGCGGGGAGTGCGCTTAGCCGGCGGGTTGAGCGGGCCAGCCGCGCTGATCGCATCAGCAAGGCGGTTGAGGCCCTTCGCGTCGTTGATAGCGCTGCGGTCGCGCGCCGACTGGTCGTGCTGGAGAACGCCGGTCATGTCGGTTTCGTCGTGGGTGAGCCGGCCCTCCCGACCCAGGCGGTCCAGTTCGGTCGCCTGACGGCGCAGGTCGCTGGCGATCTCGTCGCTGTTCTCGCCCCGAAGCCAGCGGTTCTTGGCGTCGGTCGACGCCGACTCACCGCGAGTGGTTCCCCAGTGGAAGCTGGTTCCGGCCGCCTTCTCGATCTCGTCGAACCGGCGCCGCGCGGCCGTGTTCGCGGCCTCGCGCTCCTGGGTCTTCGGGTCAGCCCTGCGGAGTTTGAGCGCAAACGAATTCAGGCGACGTGCCAGGTCCTCCCGCTCGGCGGGTAGGTGGCCCTCGGAGTCGTACGGTCCCGCCATGGCGACCGCGTCCTCCCACTCGTTCAGCCGGTCGGCGACCTCGCCCGGACTCCGGCCAGCCGCCAGTTCCCGCCGGGCATCGTCGAGGTAGTTACGGTCGCCATCGGCGAAGGCGTCGCGGCCGCCGAGTTTGGCCGCCATCGCGTTCAGATCAACGCCGGCAACGGCCTTCCCGCCCCGCTCCTTGTCCGCCCACTCCGCCAGTCGCGTTTCGCCGTTGTCCCGCGCCCACGCGTGCAGCTCGTCGAGCGAGTCGAACTTTTCGACCAGTCCGCCACGGTTGCCGTGCTCGTCTTCGAAGAACAGCGCCGGCTTGCCGTCCGGGTCGCGGTAGACGGCCACGTCCTTGTCGTGGAGAGACATCGATGGGGCGGAGGTGGCCTTGCCTGCCGGCAGAATCTCGACATCGAGATGCCGTGCCCCGTCAAGAACCCCGCGGTCGGCAACGACCCTAAATTGAAGACCCCTATCGAGGAGCATCTCCGTATCGGAGGCTTCGATAGCGCCCGTGCCGCGTGGCGCCAGGATTCGCATCACCAGGGGGTCGCGCGGGTCGTTTTCCGAGCCGAATCCATGCCGAGCGATCGCGGCAGCCTGGTCGGCGGTCTTTCCTGTAGAGACGTAGGCGAGATCACCGAACTGAGCATTCGTAAGGTCCCCGTCGAAGGCACCGCCGAAGACATCCGGACCGTTTCGAATGCCGCGATAAACGACGACATCGTCGGTCAGTCGAGACGACGCCATGGCGTCATCGAGTGCGCGGATCTCATCGGAAACGTCTTCGCCTGACCTCAGCGAACCATTTATCCGCCTGTACCCCCGGATGCTCCGGTATTCCCTGATGGCTTGCACCTGAGAATCCGTTAGTCCCGTGGTAGCACGATCGAGCCCGGCCGGGGCCGCCGCCATCGCGTTATCACCGTGCTTAGCTGTACCGACCCTGGTGTCGAACGGTGGCCGGCCCTGCAGCGTGAACTTCGCCTGCCGTGGCCCGACATCGGAGTCCCGGTTGCCCTTCACATGCGCCTGGACGTCCTTGTACAGGACCGTCTTCAGCGCGTCGACCTTCTGCCGCTCCGTCATGCCCGCCCGGGCCCGCGGTGGGGTGAGCCGCTTCACCCGGGCCGGGTCGTCGGCGTGGGCTTTGCGCAGGTCCCGCAGGATCGACTGCAACTGGGTGGAGGAGAAGTCGTGCTCGCCCAGTGGGTCGTCGGCGCCTTCGCCCTTCGCCCAGTCCCGCAACAGCGCGGTGGCGAAGTCGGACATCCTCGTCCAACGGCCGCCGCCGTGCTTGCCGGCGCCGATACGCAACTGGTTCGGGTCGAACGCCCGCTCGATGTCGTCGTCGTCGCCCAGATCGGCGCGGAGCGCGCCGAAGTCGATCGGCTCGGCCGGAACATCGTCCGGGAGGCCGTCGCTCGCGTCGCCACCGGGTTCGCCTGTCGATCCGGGCGGCATCAACTGGACGGAGGTCAAACCGGTGTGCTCGAGGAGGGTGATGTCGTCCCGGGCCACCGCGGTCACACACGTCTCCGGCTTGAACCCGGCGGTGATGAGGCTGCTGACCGTCGACGCGCGGGTCTGCTGGATGTCCGCCGTGTCCTTGGCGTCCTCGTGCAGGAACGGAATGTCGCGGCCGTCGTACCACAACCGCGACTTGGGCCGGGGCGAGTGGAACCGGTCCATCTGCTGGATCGACCCGGCAATGTTCTGCCACAGGTCCCGCATGGTGGTGTCGACGAAGTTCCGCTTCGCCGCCGTGTAGTTGCCGGCGTTGAGACTGGAGCCCTGCATGCCTTCGGAGAACGACAGCAGCACCGGCGGGACCCCAGCGGCGTTCGCGATGCGGGTGTTGTGGGTCGGGATGAAGCCATCACCGGCAAGGAACAGGTGGTCGTCGGTGTCCACGGTGATGCAGCGCACCGGAACCGACGCGACGGGTTCGATCGCAATGATCGACCTGCGGTTGGTGAAATGCTGATCGCCAGACGCCACACAGCGGTCAACCTTGCGCGGGAGCAGGAAGGGAATCCGGTCCGCCGCAACCCTGAACCGAATCCGCCACTGGTAGCCCGTCCTTGAACGGGCATCCGCCTTGGCGGACAGGGTGGCGCGGTAACCGAGCGACCGAAGCAGCTCGGCGACCTGGCGCGCCAGGTGCTCGTCCTTGCTGGAAAACTCGCACTGGCCGCGGGCGTAGTCGTCGACCCAACCATCGGTGTCCATGAGACCCCGCAGTAGGTCAAGCCGCTGCGCGACCGCAGACCTGAGGTACACCTGGGGAATGTGCTTGTCGCCCAGAACCCCGATCGCCTTCAGCGCCGCCAGCAACCCGCCGGGAAGGCCAATCACGTCGACCTTGTTCTCGGCCGTGCTCCACGTTGTCGTGACGTAACCACGCGACTCGATTTCAGCGGCGATGTACTTCAAGTCCTCGGTCGCGCCACAGATCGCGGCACCGGCGGTCTGCCCGTCACCCAGCCACGCGCCCAGTACGTACGGATCAACCAACAGGTCGACCTCGGGCAAGGTCACGACCGGCGCCGCGGGCACGGCGTACCTGCGGCCCGTCTGATACATCTCCAGGGTCGTGTAGATCCGCTCCGCGCGGGAGTTTGTCCCGCGGTCAGCAGCGGCCCAAAGGTGCGAGCCGTCCGCAACGACCGACGTCCCGTCCTTGACCGTGACGCGGAAGCAGTCCCTGCCCACATGAACGGGTCCGACAGCAACAACATTGGCGGGCAGGCCATTGCGACCGAGAACCTGGTCGCCGGGCTGAAGATCGCCCATCGTCGTCCAGCCGGTCGGCGTTGGAATCGGCGTGTCCAGCGCGAGGGGCTCCCCCTTGCCCTGCACGGAGGAGAAGTCCATCTGCTGCATGTTGGCGCCGATGACGGTCACGTCCGCGCCGCCGCCCGTGTACAGGGTCTTGTAGGCGTTCAACGCGCCGCGGTGCTTCGAGTCCATCAGTTCGACGAACTCGTTGAACTGCGTCGGTGTGACCTCCTTCGGCAGGCTCACCGCCAGGTTCGGACTGGCGGCGTTCTCGAAGAACGCCACCTTGTGGTCGCTGGCCGACTTGTCCGCCTGCACCTCACGGATCAACGGCGTCAACCACGACATGCCCCGATACGTGGCCAGCGGATCCGGCAGGCCCGGCACAAAGTGGGCGTACTCGCCGGGCAGGAACGGCACCCCGTCGTTGGTGCGCAGCCCGCCCTCGTAGTAGACGATGCCGACCTGCTTCCAACCGACCTGACCGGAGCGGTGCTGACGCTTCGCCAGCACAATCTCGATCCAGTCCGGCCGGACCAGCACCAGTTCGTCGTCCAAGTCGAGCACGAACGCGTTGCCGGCGAAGTCGCCGTACACCAGCGTCCGCTTCATCAGGTCCGACAGGGTCGCGCCGGCCCACGGCGCACGCAGCTTGTCAAGCGCTTCGTCGTCGAAGAAGTCGCCCGGCCGGCCTTCCTTCAACTCCTGGTACAGCAGCGGTGCTTGGCCGAACACGCGCAGCCGGTACGCCTCCGCCGCGGCCACTGGGCCGTCGGCATAGAGCATGCCCTGGACGAAGCCTTCGAACGAGTACGAGATCGGCTCCGCCGGGCGGGTGCCGTAGGTGGTGATCGGCGCCGGTGGGGTGACCATGCCGTAGCGGTAGTTCGACGTCAGCCAGTTGATGTAGTCGCGGGTGGTGGACCGGACAATCTCGCCCGACAGCACCGGCACTGTGGCGCCGCGCCACGGCACGAGTTCGAGGGTCACGTGCGCTCCCCTCCGGTTTTCAACGCCAGGCGACGAGCGGGACGGTGGAGCCCTCTGGCGGGCGGGTGGCGTAGCCCCACAGCGCGTTCGAGACAGCGATGAGTGGGGTGATGTCGACCGCCGACGCCATCTGGTCCCACGCCCATGCGGTGCCGAGCGGCCGGCGAGTCGCGCCCGCCACGGCCGCGGTAAGTTCGCCCTGGCTCCGGTGGCGGATCACCTTCGGATCCGGCCCGAGGACCCCGGTCTCCGGATGGGGGGCCCGGGTGCCGCTGATGCCGTCGTAGAACGCACCGGCGGCCGCCACGACATCGCGGGCGGTGGGCTTCACCAATTCAAGCCCGGCTTCTTCTGCGGGGGCGACCAGCGAACCGGCAGGCCCGCCCGCGTCGATTACGAGTGCGCAGGGCCGCCACCGGCCGACGAGCTCGACCAGGCGCTCGACGACCCATGCGGTGCCCGGACGACGGTCCATCAACTCGACGTGGAGCAGCCCGTCGGCCCGAGCCCCAGCGGCGCCGATGTTCGCCCACTGCCGGTCCGTCGAGACGGTGACCGCGAAAGCAACCGGGTCGACCGGCACCGAACGGGCGTCCGTCGCTTTCTCCCAGTCGGTCTTCGGAACGACCAGCCACTGCTCGGCCTTGTTCTTCGGCCAGACCCCCAGGCACTCCCGGGAGAACGCTTCGGCCGACATCGACGCCCGAAGTCGGGCCATCGACTCCTCGGTGATCCGGTATCCCATGGCTGGGTTCGTCGCCCACCAAGTTTCGCGGTCGTCAGGGTCAACGCCGATATCCGCACCCCAGTCGAACCACGCAAGATGCCCGTCGCCCGACTCTCCGCGGGCGCGCAGGGCAAAAAGTGGCTCGCCTGTGATGCCGTCCAGTGGCGGTGAGGACGTGTACCAGGTCTGCGGGTTGGGCCGCGACGACATCGTCGGCAGCAGGGCGGCGTTCTGCTCGTCGGTGAGCGCGAAGGCCTCATCGAGCACCACCACGTCGGCTGGGAAGCCTCGGCCCGAGCCCTTCGTGCGAGCCATGAACCGCAACGCTCGGCCGTCGCGCATCACGATGCCCTCAGTGCCGGGTGCCCGCGGGTACGCCTCCACCTTGCGGTGAAGGTCCGGCGTGTTCTTGATCAGCCGCTCGAGGCGCCGGAAGTGGTCCATGGACGTTTTGAACTCGTGTGACGTGTGCAGGATCGACTCACCGAACAGGAACAGACCGGCCAGTTCGCGCGCCTCGAGTACGGCGCCCTTGCCGTTCTGGCGGGGCACAACCAGCCCGACCTCGGGTGTCGCCCAGCGGCCGCCAGGAAGTTCACCGAGAGACGCCTTGAGAACGTCCCGCTGCCACTCGTCCAGGACGAGGCCCGCCGACGCCGCCAACTCGACAGCGTCCTGACCGGCCGACGAGCGCAGCCGCGGGTAACTACTGACCCGCGGTCTTTGCGATCCGAGCCTTACGCCGCTCAGCAAGCTGGTCACTCGTCGACTCGCTCTTCGGCGCCGGCAGCGTCTCCAGCTCCTGGATCACCGCGCGAAGTTCTTTCACCAGCGCGACCAGCAGTCGGCCGTCGCCCATGCCGCACACGCAGTGACATTCGCTCTTGTGCTTGTTCCACAGCGTGTCGTTGGTCTCCTCGGCAAGCCGGTCACGGATAGCAACCAGCGCTGTCCGCCGGTCGCCCTTCGGCGTGACGACCGAGATCGCGCCGGCCTTCGCGCGGGCCGAAACGCGCCTTGCGGGAGTCCGAGCGGCCATCGGAATCCCCCTCGGTCCACTTTGGACATCCTGAAACGGTTACTCCGCGTAAAAAAACGCGGGAGGT